TCCTACTATGGATAATATGCATTTGGATACTTTTTTCTTTTTTGTCCCTAATCGTTTGGTTTGGACAAATTGGGTTAAGTTTATGGGTGAGCAAGATAATCCTTCTGATTCTATTTCTTATGTGATTCCTCAGCAAGTTTCCCCCGCTGGTGGTTATGCCATTGGTTCTCTTCAGGACTATATGGGTCTGCCTACTGTTGGTCAGGTAACTGCCGGTCAAACTGTTTCTCATTCTGCGTTATTTACCCGTGCTTATAATTTAATTTATGATGAATGGTTTCGTGATGAAAACCTTCAAAATGCCGCTGTTGTAGATAAAGGTGATGGCCCTGACGCTTCACCTGCTACTAATTATTCTCTTCGTCGTCGTGGTAAACGACATGATTATTTTACTTCTGCCCTTCCTTGGCCTCAAAAGGGTGGCACTTCTGTGACTTTGCCATTGGGCACTTCTGCTCCTGTTTATGGTACTGGTAAGGCTCTTGGTTTGACTGCTGGCACTGGTACTAACTATGGTCTTGGTAATAATGCTGGTGCTCTTAATGCTGCTTATACCACTTCTTACAATACTGCTCCCGGTACGGCTGTTGGTGCTGGTACCTCTCCAGCTGCCGCTATTTCTTTGGGTGTTGTGACTTCTGGTGGCGCTGCTTCTGGTCTTTATGCTGACCTTTCTTCTGCTACTTCAGCCACTATCAATCAACTTCGTCAATCTTTTCAGATCCAAAAACTTCTTGAAAGGGACGCCCGTGGTGGTACTCGATACACTGAAATCGTTCGCTCCCATTTTGGTGTTGTTTCCCCTGATGCTCGTCTTCAACGCCCCGAATATTTGGGGGGCGGTTCATCTCCTATTATCATTAATCCTGTTGCTCAGACTTCTGGCACTGGTGTAACTGGTGGTTCCACTCCTTTGGCTAACCTTGCCGCTATTGGTACTGGTTTAGCTTCTCGGCATGGTTTTACTCAATCATTCACTGAGCATGGAATGATTATTGGTTTGGCTTCTATTCGTGCGGATTTGACCTATCAACAAGGTCTTGACCGTATGTGGTCGCGTTCTACTCGTTATGATTTTTATTTTCCTGCTTTTGCGATGCTTGGTGAACAAGCTGTTCTTAATAAGGAAATTTATGTAACTGGCACTATTGCTCAGGACAATGCTGTTTTTGGTTATCAGGAACGTTGGGCCGAATATCGTTATAAGCCTTCTATGATTACATCCAAGTTCCGAAGCACTGCTTCGGGAACTTTGGACGCTTGGCATTTGGCTCAGCGTTTTACTGCGCTCCCTACTTTGAATACCACTTTTATCGAAGATACTCCTCCTGTGTCTCGTGTGGTTGCTGCTGGTGCTTTGGCTAATGGTCAACAATTTTTATTTGATTCGTTTTTCAATTGTGTTACTGCTCGGCCGATGCCTTTGTATTCTGTTCCCGGCTTGATTGACCATTTTTAATATGCTCGGCGAACTTTTTTCTGTTGGTTCTACTTTGCTCAATCATGCATTGGCGTCCAGTCGCCAAGATGATGCACAAAGTTTTTCTGCTCAGCAGTTTGCTACCCGGTATCAGACTTCTGTTAAAGATATGGAGGCGGCGGGTTTAAATCCTGCCCTTGCTTATCAACAAGGGGGGGGTTCCCCTCCTTCTTCTACTGCTGCGTCTGCTTCTGGCGGCGATGTGGGTGCTATGCATCTTCAATCTAAGTTGAATTCTGCTCAGATTGCCAATATTGAAGCTCAAACTCGTAAGACTACCGCTGAGGCCCAAATTACTGAGGACGTTGGTTTGGATCAAGCCAAAGCCACTTTGAACAAGACTTTGGTGGATGTTGGTTTAAGTTCTAGCCAAATAGCTAAAGTTGATGCTGAAACAACTAATATTATTGCGACTTTGCATAATATTACGTCTGATACTGAGCGTATTAAGGCGGCGACTCGAATGCTCGGTCAACAAGCTCAATTGATGTCTTCTCAAGCTACGACTGAAGCCCAGCGTCAGGTTGTGCTTCAGAATCAAGCTAAGTTGATCGTGGCTCAAACTGGTCTTGCTAATCTTGATCTTAAAGCTGCTCAGGATCTTGGGAATATTGGTCGTGAAATGGGTCAACTTAAGCCTATTTTTGATATTCTTATGCAGCTTATTCAATCCACCCGGCCCCGTGGTGGCGGTATTACTATCAACAAATGAGGTGTTTTATGTTTTTTTCAACTGGTTTTAATGCTGACAACGATCAGCTCTCTTTTGATTCTGGTCTTTGCTGCGAGGATGAATCTCTGGCTATTCAGTCTGCCAAGGATGAAGCTGATATCAACACTATTGTTCGTCGTTTTGGTTTGACTGGTGAATTGCCCGGGGATCTTGATATGCCCCAGTCCGGTGATTTCACCAACATTCCTGATTTCCATACGGCTATGAATTTGATTCGTGAGACTCAAGAAGAATTTCTCCGTGTACCTGCTGAGATACGAGCTCGTTTTAATAACGATCCTCAGCGTTTTATGCAGTTTGTCGAAGATGATGCCAATCGTGATGAAGCCCGAAAATTGGGTCTTTTGAAAGATCCTGTGCTTCCTGTTCCTCCTATGCGTGTTGAGGTTGTACCTCCTGCGGGTACTCCCGCTGGAGGCGCTGCCGCAGGCTAACTAACCTGTCAATAGGTGAAAACCCCTATGAAATATTTAGGGGTTTTTTTTGTTTTCTTGTAATTTGCGTTATAATTTGTTTTGTGCGATGTTGCACTGTTTTGGAGTTTATTAAATGGCTGAAAAATCTTTTGTGTCTTCTCTTGCTCCTTTGACTAGGAATGGCTATCTCATTGTTGTGTCTGCTCTTGAATTGAAGCATGCATCTTTGATGCGTTCTGTGCGTTCTGAGTCTGATTCCGCTATTCGTGATCTTCGTCAGAAACAAGCCGATGAGGTTATGTCTCTGATTTCTGGTTTTCGTCAATCTGCCTCTTGATTTTGGAGATTAATATGCATCAAATTATCGTTTCCGTTAAGGACACTGCCGCTCAGGCTTTCGGTCGTCCTGTTTTTGTTCCTTCTTCTGCTGTTGCGATCCGTTCGTTTCGTGATGAGGTGAATCGTAAGGATTCTACCGATGATCTTGCCAAGCATCCTTCTGATTTCGATCTTTATGAGATCGGTACTTTTGATGATTCCACCGGAATCATTGAGGTTTCGGAGCCTCGTTTGCTTGCCCGTGCTAAGGACTTGAAAGAGTCCGTTTAAGGTGGTGTAATCACCCCAGACCAGTTTTCTACTTGATGTAACTGGTCTAGGTGACACCTTTTTTTAGGTGTCCCTTTTTGTCAAACTTTGAAAGGATTTTATGAAACCCGTTTCTCGTCATGCTGTCAACAAGCACCGATCTTCGCGTGCTTTCCAGCGCAATACACGCACCGTGGCTAAAGCTAACTTGGGCGGTCCTATGCGTGGTGGCTGGCGTCTGTAATGCCTTGTTACCATCCTATGCCTGCGGTTCGCATGTCGGATGGTTCTGTAAAGTTTGTTTCTCGAAATAAGGCGGGTGTCGATGGAACTCTTGAACTTCCCTGCGGTCAATGTATTGGATGCAGGCTTGAGCGTTCCCGACAATGGGCCATGCGTTGCTTGCATGAGTCCTCGCTTTATGATCGGAATTCGTTTATCACTCTTACCTACGATGATGAACACATTCCCCCAGGCGGGTCTCTCTGGTATCCCGACTTTCAGCGTTTTATGAAACGTCTTCGTAAGCACATTAAGTCTCCCGTCCGTTTTTATATGGGTGGCGAATATGGTGAGTCTACGGCGCGTCCTCATTACCACGCGTGTTTGTTTGGTTACGATTTTCCCGATAAGGTTTATTTTCGTAAATCTCCATCTGGTGAAAAGCTTTACACTTCGGCTTTTCTTGAATCTATCTGGCCCTATGGTTTATCTTCTATTGGAAATGTGACTTTTGAGTCTGCCGCTTATATTGCCCGTTATTGTGTTTCTAAGGTAACTGGTGATGCTGCTAAGTCTCATTATGCATGTCCTGAGTATGTGGATGCTGATGGTGTTATTTGTGATTCTGTTCAGCCTGAGTTTAATCATATGTCTCTCAAACCCGGTATCGGTGCTGCTTGGCTTGATAAATATCAGACAGATGTTTTTCCTCGTGATTACGTCATTGTTAATGGTGTCAAGGTTAAGCCTCCTAAGTATTATGATTCTTTGTTTGAAAGAGATAATGCTCTTGAATTTTCCGAGATAGTCGCCCGGCGTGAGTTGGACGGTTACTCGGATTTTTTACGTGGTGAGCAATCTGTTGCCCGTTTGTCTGTTAAGGAACAAGTCCATTTGGCTCGTTCTTCTCAATTGAAAAGGTCTTTATCATGATGCACAAAAATCGCTCTGTGGATCCCCACAAGTTTGCAATGATTCCTCGCGCTGATATTCCTCGCGCTTCTTTTAATCGTCAATTTACTCACAAGACTACTTTTGATGCTGGTTTTTTGGTTCCCGTTTATGTTGATGAAGTTCTTCCCGGGGATACTTTTAATCTTCGTATGACTGCTTTTGCCCGTTTGGCTACGCCTATATTTCCTACAATGGATAATATGCATTTGGATACTTTCTTCTTTTTTGTCCCTAATCGTTTGGTTTGGACAAATTGGGTTAAGTTTATGGGTGAGCAAGATAACCCTACTGATTCGATTTCTTATGTGATTCCGCAGCAAGTTTCCCCTGCTGGTGGCTATGCTATTGGTTCTCTTCAAGATTACATGGGTCTCCCTACTGTTGGACAAGTTACTGCTGGTCAGACTGTTTCCCATTCCGCTCTTTTTACTCGTGCTTACAATTTGATTTATGATGAATGGTTTCGTGATGAAAACCTTCAGAATGCCGCTGTTGTCGATAAGGGCGATGGTCCTGATTCTTCCCCTGCTACTAATTATGTTCTTCGTCGTCGTGGTAAACGACACGATTATTTCACTTCTGCTTTGCCTTGGCCTCAAAAGGGTGGTACATCTGTAACCCTTCCTTTGGGCACTTCTGCTCCTGTCTATGGTACTGGTCGCGCTCTTGGTTTGACTGCTGGTACTGGTACTAACTACGGTTTAGGCAATAATGCCGGTGCTCTTAATGCTGCCTATACGACCTCTTACAACACTGTGCCAGGTACGGCCGTTGGTGCCGGTACTTCACCTGCTGCTGCTATTTCTTTGGGTGTTGTGACTTCTGGCGGTGCTGCTTCTGGTCTTTATGCCGATCTTTCACAAGCTACTTCCGCAACTATTAACCAGTTGCGTCAATCTTTCCAGATCCAAAAACTTCTTGAACGAGATGCCCGTGGTGGTACTCGTTATACTGAGATTGTGCGTTCTCACTTTGGTGTGGTTTCTCCTGATGCCCGACTTCAGCGTCCTGAATATTTGGGCGGCGGTTCTTCTCCTATTATCATTAATCCTGTCGCTCAGACTTCAGGCACTGGTGTTACTGGTGGTTCTACCCCTTTGGCTAATTTGGCCGCTATCGGCACTGGTTTAGCTTCTCGTCACGGTTTCACTCAATCATTCACTGAACATGGAATGATTATTGGTTTAGCCAATATCCGTGCTGATTTGACCTATCAACAAGGTCTCGACCGTATGTGGTCGCGCTCTACCAGGTACGATTTTTATTTTCCTGCGTTTGCGATGCTTGGCGAACAAGCTGTTTTGAACAAGGAAATTTATGTGACTGGTACTGCTGCCCAGGACAACTCTGTTTTTGGCTATCAGGAGCGATGGGCCGAATATCGTTATAAGCCTTCAATGATTACATCCAAGTTCCGCAGCACTGCTGCGGGTACTTTGGATGCTTGGCATTTGGCCCAGCGTTTTACTGCTCTTCCTACTTTGAACACGACTTTTATTGAAGATACTCCCCCTGTGTCGCGTGTCGTTGCTGCTGGTACTGCTGCTAACGGTCAACAATTTTTGTTTGATTCGTTTTTTAATTGTGTAACGGCTCGACCTATGCCGTTGTATTCTGTTCCCGGTTTGATTGATCATTTCTAATATGCTCGGCGAACTTTTTTCTGTTGGTTCTACTCTGCTCAATCATGCTTTGGCTTCAAGCCGTCAAGATGATGCACAGAGTTTTTCTGCCCAACAGTTTGCTACTCGTTATCAGACTACTGTTAAAGATATGGAGGCGGCGGGTTTAAATCCTGCCCTTGCGTATCAACAAGGGGGGGGTTCCCCTCCTTCTTCTACTGCTGCTTCTGCCTCTGGTGGTGATGTTGGTGCAATGCACTTGCAATCTAAGCTGAATTCTGCTCAGATCGCCAATATGGAAGCCCAGACCGCTAAAACGAATGAGGAGGCTAATATCATTCGTCAGACTGGTTTAGAGCAAGCTCGGGCTAACATTAATAAAACTTTGACGGATACTGGTTTATCTGCTTCGCAAGTCGTTAATGTTGAAACTCAAACGAAAAAGGCTATTGAGGAAATTAACAATATTCCGATTGAGCGTGACCGTTTGAAAGCTGCTGCTTATCAGCTTCATAAGCTGGGTGGTTTGCAGGAAATGCAGGGTTTGACTGAAGAAAAGCGTAAAGCTTTGTTGATTCAACAAGCTAATCTCGTTGTTTCTCAAACCAATTTAAATAATCTTGATTTGAATGCAGCTGAAAAGCTCGGTAACATTGGCCGTGAAGCTGGTCAGCTTAAGCCTATCATTGATATTCTTATTGGTCTTCTTCAAGCGTCTCGCCCTCGTGGCGGTGGTATTACTATCAACAAGTGAGGTTATATGTTTTTTTCAAATGGTTTTAATGCTGACAATGATCAGCTTTCTTTTGACTCTGGTTTGTGCTGTGAGGATGAATCTCTCGCCATTCAATCGGCGAAGGATGAAGCCGATATCAACACCATTGTTCGCCGATTTGGTTTAACTGGCGAACTTCCCGGTGATTTCCAGATGCCACAGTCTGGTGATTTTACAAATATTCCTGATTTTCATTCTGCGATGAATCGCGTTCGGCAGGCAGAGGAAGCGTTTATGGAATTGCCGGGTGAGATTCGTGCTCGGTTTATGAATGACCCTGCTGCGGTCATGGAGTTTTTGAATGATGATAAGAACCGGGAGGAAGCGGTGAAGTTGGGTCTTGTGGCAAAGCCGAAGGAGGTAACGCGTGATGTGGTCAAAGCTGTGGATGAGCTTGCGGCAAAGATTGTTGGTAGCGGTGAAAAAAAGAGTTGACACGCTTTTGAAGTTGCGGTAGGATGTGTGCGTGGGATGTTCCACGTGAAACGGAGAGTGATGATGTTTAGTCAGGTTGAGAAGCTGTGGTTGCAGAAGTGCATTGAAACGCAATTGAATGCGTTGGCGCGCTCGGCGAATAAGGAGATTCCTGGAAGTGAAATCCGGACTTTGCGCGATCTCGAGATGCAGCAATTGCAGGATTTGCGGACGAAATGTCGTTCGATTGAAGTGCCGAAAGGCAAGTGAGGCGTAAGCTGGACCAGTGCTTTACTTGTCCTTAACTGGTCCAGGTGACATGGTCTCCAGGGGAACCCTTTTCTCTGGTGACCGTGTTGGGGTAGGGGGCCCCGGGCTTGCCCGGGGAGGGGCGAAGCCCCTAGAATGGGGTATGGGGCGAAGCCCCATGGTGACAGGCCGTGGCGCAGGCGGTGCGCCGGTTTATCGAAGGAGTTGTACGATGAAGCGTTTTCCTGTGAACAAGTCTAAGAGCGCGTCGAAGTTTCGCAAGAATGTGTCGCACATCAAGGCGATCAATTTGATTGGTGCGCCGATGCGTGGCGGCATTCGTTTGTAAGGCGGTCTTGTGCCGTGCTATCACCCCGTGAAGGCGTTTCGCACGTCTCACGGGGTTTCTTTTTCTCAGTTGAGTCGTGATGATGTTCTCGGGTCTATCGAGCTTCCTTGTGGACAGTGTATCGGGTGCCGTCTTCGACGTGCGGCCGA